AGAACCCGCGAAGATTTCGCGACTAAAGAAGAGCTACGTGAAGACATAGATAGAGTGCTTGAAGCACTTCATCGAGTAGAAGATAAATTAGATCGAGTATTAAGCAGGTAAAAAATGGATCCAATTAGTGGCGGACTTGCTGGTCTCGCACTAGTTCAAAAATCTGTAGAATTTATAAAATCGAATATAAATACAGTAAATGACATACGTGACATCGCCAGCACAATAGACTCTGCGTTTGCCGGCGAGAAACAAATACAAAAAGAGCGCTTCGGCACAAAATCAGTAATAGGCCAACATAAAGATGCAGCTACTTCGGTTATTGACGCGAAGCTAGCGCAGGAACAACTCCATGAGCTTTCTGTATTAATCGATAATCGTTTTGGTTTCGGCACGTGGAGACAGATAATCAACGAAAGAGCAAAGCGCATTGCAGACGAAAAAGAAGCAATACGTGCAGCAAAGCAAAAAAAGAAGAAGGAGCGAGAACAATTTCAGGAAAATCTAAAAATTTTATCCATAACAATCGGCTGCGCCGTAGCCGTAGCTTTAGGCCTGATATTAGTTATCGTTATGTAAAGGACGCTATGAATATTGATGCACTAGTAAAAGATCTTCGTAGACACGAAGGCATGAGAAATTTTCCGTATAAATGTACGGCTGACAAGCTGACTATTGGTATCGGTAGAAATATTCAAGACGTCGGCATATCAGATGACGAAGCTGATTATATGCTTAAAAACGATATACAAAGGGTACAGGAAGATTTAGATCGCAACGTATTATATTGGCGCGAGTTCCCAGAGCCAGTGCAGCGCGCACTAGCAAACTTTGTATTTAACGTAGGCATCACACGCGCTTTGAGATTCAAGCGTATGTGGGCTGCACTACAAGAGCTTGATTTTGACACGGCAGCTGAAGAGCTACTAGACAGTAAATACGCTAGCCAAGTTGGAACACGAGCTAATGAACTAGCTAATTTAATACGGAGTGCAACATGATACAGGCGCTTTTAGGTGTCGCCGGTAATATTGCCGGGGCATATATGGAAACTCGTCGCATAAAAACTGAAGCAAAAAGCAGAATTAACGAAGCTAAGACGATAGCAAAAATTAAGCAAATTGAGCACGAAGCAACTTCAGCAGCAGACTATGACATCGAGGCACTAAGGCAAACACAGTATAGCTGGAAAGACGAAGTAGCTTTAGTTGTCGTGCTTGCGCCCTTCGTAGGCAGCTTTCTTCCGTGGACACAAACTTATGTCGCACAGGGTTGGAAACATTTAAACGAGCACGCTCCTGATTGGTACACCTATGCGTTTCTCGGAGCGATAGGCGCTAGCATGGGCATCCGCTGGGCTGTATCACAGTTTGGACGCAAATAACTAATTCAATCCCTTTCAGACGCAAAAAACACTGCTCCATGGTTCACACTGTGGACCGGTGTTTTTTGGTTTTAAGGAAAGGAATCAAAATGAAACTGTCTAAACTTAACGATAGATGTATCGAACCTTTGTGGAAAGACTGCAAAGGTTTCAATATATTTAAGTCACAATTAAGTCGTGCGGTGAAGTATCTTAATGATCCTGATATCAACGAGATTAATACAGAGATGATAGATAACTTCGTCATCCAGTTAGAAAATACTATATCGCACAAAGGCAAACCTCTCACGAACAGCACAATTAATCGAAACTTAAGTGTGCTTCATAGCGTATTAGATTACGCTTACAAGCGTGAGTGGCTTGAAAAAAAGCCGCACTTTACCTGGAAGACTGAAAATCAGCATAGAGTGCGGTGGCTTACAGACAAAGAGGAGCATGACTTACTACGAGTTATGCAAGAACGCATTAACAAATGCACAAATCCTCTAAAACTGCACATGTACGAGCAAGCTCGCGCAGCAGTCATTATCTTGACTGATACTGGCTTGAGGCGGGGGGAGCTATTAAATTTGCAACCTGACAATATTGATGGAGACTGGTTACGTCTCTGGAAAACTAAGACAGGTAAACCGCGGTCGGTCCCTATGACCCCGCGAGCAAAAGCTCTTGTAAACGAGTTTGTACCGTTTATCATAGAAGACTGGCGTCTATATTATTTTTGGTGTCGTGCCAAAAAGGACATTGGTCTTGAACATGACGAACAGTTTGTACTGCACACGTTAAGACATAGCTGTGCAACTCGTTTGTTACGCAAGACGAAAAACATAGCTATGGTGCAAAAGATGTTGGGTCATTCTAAAATTCAAACAACGCTACGTTATGCGCATATTGATGATGATGACCTATTTGAAGCGGTGAACTCCTAAATTCAAATTAGAGTTCATGGTGGCGACACGGTATCCAAAGTAAACGTAAAGTTTTACAGCTGGATAGAGTACTTGACTACGAATCAAGGGGTCGGGAGTTCGAATCTTCCCCGGTGCGCCACCTTTTCACACAATCAGACATTTTCAGATCACACAGCTAGATAGTCGCACTATATATCGGCTTTAGTGTTTCTTGTATTTACATACGAACCAACGACAAATTGATGCATCGGCGTCAATATGCCGCTGGCTTTTGTGTGCACTAAAAAGCCGCTCTTTAGTGAACACTAGTCAATCACTATTATTTTTTTGGGGGCAAACATGCTGACTGAAGAACTTATGCTTGAAGACGGTGCGGAAAGGTACCGAAAACAGCAAGAACAAATTAAAGCTGCAGGTATCTTAGGATCTGTAGAAACTAAATTAACTGCAGCCACGATGGCCGAGGTTTGTAAGTGCCTGAATCAAGACTTAGAATTTACAACACCAATAAATAAAAAACCATTTTGGTTTTATCCGCTTAAGACTTTAGATAATGGAGTGTCGGCGTACATAGGCTTAAACCAAGCGTTTAGTGCTGTCGGTCAAGACACAGATGTTACGAATACGTGTATACAAATTGGAAAACAAGTTGCCATCGAGCTATGGGCTTTAGATCTACAAGCAAAAGACGAAGCTCTTTTTAAAAGAATTTTCCGTATGGCAACGAAAAACCATAATTCTCAGAAGCATAGACTGAAAGCGATGTCAGCAGTTGCTGGTCGTGAAGGTTACCCGAGAGAAATTTGGGAAGCAGAGCAAAACATTAACGTAGGTTCTGCAGTTCTTAATGCAGTTATTCGCGGATCAGGCTTATTTGAAATATATGATAAGCCTAAAAAACAATACTTCACAAAAGCGTTAGGTCTTACAGAGGTCGGTCAACAATTAGTAGCTGATCTAGGCGATCAAGCACAATGGATGTATCCGTGTTTTAGACCAATGTTAGCTAAACCTCGACAATGGGAAGACTTTGACACAGGTGCTTATCACGACGCTAGAATTAGTTCACTTGTTCCTTTAGTACGTAAGGCGAGTAAAAATCAGCAGCAGTTGATACAGACTCGCTTAGCTTCAGGAAATTTAGATTGTGTCTTAAAAGCATTGAATTTGATCCAAGAAACTCCGTTTATGATTAATAAGCGTGTTCTTGATGTTGTTATTCAAAGTTACGATGACAAAGCAAAGATTACTAAATTTCCTAAAGCGACAAAACTCAAGGTCGAAAAGAAAACTAGTAATTGGGACGAACTTGATTACGAAGAACGCAAACATATCAAGAAGCAGCGAGAAGCAGTAATACTACAAAACCGTGCGGTTGATGCCGACATGGTAAATTTTCGAGCTGATATTGAAATTGCTAAGGAATTGTTGAAGCACGATAAGTTTTATCTGCCTCATAACTTGGATTTTCGTGGTCGTGTATATCCTATACCGTCATTTAACCATCAACGAGCTGATTTTGTGAGATCGCTGTTCATGTTTGCCAACGGCAAAAAATTAGGACCAGACGGATCTTATTGGCTAGCTGTTCATGTCGCTAATTGTGGCGATTTTGACAAGATTAGTAAAAAATCTTTTGATGAACGCGTTGCATGGGTAAACGAAAATCAAAATTTAATATACGCAATAGCAAGAAAACCAGGCTTAACGAAAAAGTTTTGGCATAACGCTGATAAACCGTTTTGCTTTCTTGCGGCGTGCATTGAATTTGCTGGCTACATGGAAGAAGGCGAAGACTACGTTTGTCACTTGCCTCCAGCCATGGATGGAGCAAATAGCGGCGTGCAACACTATAGCGCCGCACTTAGAGACCGCCAAGCCGGTCGGCTCGTAAATCTGACAAATGAAGAGCAGCCACAAGACGTATACCAAGAAGTTGCGGACCTGGTGAACGAAACCATTAACAATGATTTTGAACATCCTGAAGCAGAACAATGGTTACAATTTGGCGTAACTCGCAAAGTTGTTAAGCGTAATGTTATGACATTTGCTTACTCAAGCGAGCAGTTTGGATTTAGGAAACAAATCATCGAGGACTTAATGGAACCTCTTCGTAAAGATGTTCTTGAAGGTTCACTTGATACACACCCTTTCGGTGAAGACAACGGCTCAAAAGCAGCAGGCTACCTCGCAGGTCGAGTATGGCGTTCTGTTACTGATGTTGTTGAAAAAGCTGCCGAGGGTATGAAGTTCATACAAAATTGTGCTGCAGTGTTAGCTCACGAGCGTAAGCCTTTAATATGGACTTCGCCAATAGGCTTGCCTGTTGTGCACCACTATGAGACGTGGGACATAAACAGGGTACGTATATTCTTATACGACAAGGAGATTATTCCTTCTGAAGCGAGTAAAAATAGCAAGGTCAATCGGGACGGAGACGTCTACAACTGCATCATGCTTAATTTACGAAGCAAGCCTACAGGTAAGATTGATAAAACTAAGCAACGCAATGCTGCTGCGCCTAATTTTATCCACTCGCTAGACGCCTCACACTTGATGTACAGCGTGCTAGCAGCACACGAGGATCACGGCATAAATGATTTTATGTTGATCCACGATAGTTTTGCTACGCATTGTGACAACACAGCACAATTTGGTCACGTTATTCGTGAACAGTTTGTTGCTATGTACGAGCAATACGATGTTTTCCAAGATTTGTATGACGGATGCTACAAGGCACTTGCTGCCGATTCTGTCGATAAATTAACGATGCCACCTCAAAAAGGCGAGTTGGACATCGCGGAAGTCATAAAAAGCAAATACGCATTTAGCTAAAAACAAAACAAAGGAAAGCTAATGTCTCAAGATGAGCGCGAGCAGCTCATCAATAAGGCTGTTCGCCTAATACACGAAGACACAGCGATCCCACTTGATTTGTTAGCCGAGCTGGACAGGTACGGTGTTCTCCTTGCCGACCTGTTCAGTGAGGCAGCAAGTTCAGTGACTCGTTGTGATTATTAATAATAATAAAAAAAGGTAGGCAAATGAGTAAAACTCAAATTGTTACGCCAAAGGGCACGGCACAGTGGCCTTGGCTCATCAATCCTGACACCAAGTTTGATGACAACGGAAAATATAAAACAGATATTTTATTTTCTAAAGACGATGCAAAAGATCTTATGTCGAAATGCAAGGAGTTGTTCCTTGATGAGTTCGGAGAGTCTGGCATCAAGGCTGCTAAGTGGCCTTTTTCCGTCGATGATGAAAGCGGCGGAGTACGGTTTAGAGCTAAATCAAGCAATAAACCAGCCTTGTTCGATAGCCAAGGCCAAGTGATTAAGGGAATCCTTAACGTTGGTACTGGATCGACAATTAAAGTTGCAGGTGTGCTGTCTACGTACAGCGCAGGCGGCAACACAGGTGTCACAATGTACTTAAATGCGGTGCAAGTTATAGACTTAGTAGAGTTCGGATCAAACGCGTTTTCAGCTGAAGACGGTGGGTACGTTCACACTGAGCAACAGGTTAAAGTTAGCGATGAGCAAACCGACGACCCGTTCGCAGACTTTTAAGTTTATTAAATTTACAAACGGCTACAGATCGGGCCTAGAGGCTAACGTTGCAGAGCAATTGGCAGAAGCCGGTATAAGTTTCGAATATGAGACACAAAAAATCTCATACTGTATAGACGCAAAATACATACCGGATTTTATTTTGCCTAATCAAATTATTGTTGAGTGCAAAGGCAGATTTACGTCAGAAGATCGGCGCAAAATGCGTTTGGTAAAAGAGCAAAACCCAGAACTAGATATACGTTTTGTGTTTACTCGCAGCAGCTCAAAAATAAACAAGGGCTCTAAAACAACCTATGCCGATTGGTGTAGCCGTTACGGATTTAAGTATTCAGATAAATTAATTCCGGAGGAATGGTTGAATGAAAAAAACGAACAACCTAATTGACCACCTTAAACGAGGTAAAAAGGTAACGCGTATTATTGCAATGCACGAGTTTGATGTTCAAAACCTGACAGCTATGATTAGCAAATTACGTCAGCGTGGCATGAACATCAATCGCTACGAAAGAGTTGACACTCGTGGCACAAAATACAGCGAATACTTTTTAGCGTAAGGGGAGAAGAGCAAGGGATCGGCTTAGGCCGGTCCCTTTTTTTCTTTAATAATAAAAATGATAAATACAAATACTGTATGGCAGCGAGCGCTCATGCAGACGCTGCAGCAATATGAGCACATATCAAAGCCCAGAGGTTTTGAGGTGCGTGAAGTCCTCGGTTACAACTACAGAACCGATTTAGAAAAACCAATAATAGGTATTGAAGAACGTAAATTGAATTATTCATTTATGTTCGCAGAAGCACACTGGATCAATAGTGGTTCAAACAACTACGATTACATAACTAAATATTTGCGAGACTACGGCAAATATTCAGACGATAAATACACATACAATGGCGCTTATGGTCCAAAAGTAATTGACCAAATTAGCTGGGCAGCAGCCGAGCTAGCTAACGATAAAGACTCGCGCAGAGCTTATATCAACATTTGGCGAGAGCGCCCTGGCGAGTCTGCTGACATACCGTGTACGTGCGGTGTTCAGTTTATAATTCGAGCAGGTAAGTTAAACGTATTAGTCAACATGCGCAGCCAAGACGTTGTTTTCGGCATGCCTTACGACATCTTTACGTTTTCTACACTAGCCTATCATATGCAAATGTTACTCTGGACGCACCACGACATTGGTGTTCGTCTTGGTCGGCTTTATGTAAGAGCCGGATCGATGCATATTTATGAGCGGCATTATGAAGACGCCGCACTATGGATAAAGGCACCTCAAAACAACAATAATGAAGCAGAGGCAGCACTCAATGCGGCGCGCGACACAGTACACCCAAATATTTTTATAAGTAATTTGGACGCCGCTGCAGCTGATTTACAATGATTATTATCGAAGGTCCAGACTGCACTGGTAAAACGACTTTAGCAAAAAAATTTGGCGGTCAGTATTTTCACTGTTCTTATGGTGATCGATGGGACATTGAAATGTACCATAGACTTATCGCTCATACGGCAGGGAAATTAGAACAAATCGCGAACGTTCCTTGTGTGATTGATAGGCTATGCTTAAGTGAAGCTGTTTATGGATCGCGCTTTCGTGGTGGTCCGTCATACGACACAAAAGAATTAATGAGCGAAATTATTGCAGCTTACAATCCTACGTTGATTTTATGCACAGCTGATCCGCACGAAGAATACAACAAAATAAAACGGGCTGAAATGTTTGAAACAGTTGATGGCTTATCAGAGCTTTATCAGTCGCACGTAGCCACAGGCAAATACGGCAAATGGTGGACATATGACTACCGTCAACAAGATGCTCGCGAATTTATAAAAACAATAAACGGAGTGAACAATGAGCACGATAGTAGCTGACATTTACGCGCTGCAAGCTAAATACGGTTTTCAAAAAGAAAAACTAACACTCGACAAGCTGCATTTGCGTTACGACATGATGAAAGAAGAATTAGGCGAATATGAAAGCGCCTTAGAATTTGGCAACCCAGAAGAAGCCGTAGACGCACTCATAGATTTAACAGTTTTTGCTTTAGGCACACTCGCCATTGCCGGCGTTGATATACAGCAGGCGTGGGACGAAGTGCACGATGCAAACATGTCAAAAATAAGAGGCATTAAACCTACACGTCCAGACACTGGAGGTTGGGATTTAATAAAGCCCGAAGATTGGAGAGCACCAGATCATGACGGAAACACAGGATTCATCGACGACGCATTTTTTGAAACACGTTCCATGTGAAGCGTGCGGCAGCAGCGACGCAAATTCTTTGTATTCGGACGGTCACACTTACTGTTTTTCTTGTCACACATACAGAGGGAACGAAGATGAAGCACAACAAATATGCGAAGGCACTATGTTCGAAGATATACAGAAAACGAGTAGTACGCAGCACGAAAACTTATATGCGCAAGGGGAAACGCGCCCGCTTAAAGCAAGAGGTGTTACGGCAGATACAGCCCGTCACTTTGGCTATCGAGTGGGTGCGTCAAGACATCTCGCGCCTTATTACCGTAACGGAAAAATGGTTGCTGTCAAAACGCGTGGTCAAAACAAAGACTTCTCAATTGTCGGAGATGGCACAAATTTGCCTTTCTTCGGTCAGCAAATTCAAAACAAAGGTAAAAGACTTTTTGTCTGTGAAGGCGAAATAGATGCCATGAGCCTTAGCCAAGCGCTAGGCAATAAATGGCCTGTTGTAAGTGTTCCAGGGGGCGCCCAGAGTGCAGCTAAGGCTGTAAGGCGCGAGCTAGAATGGCTGCAACGGTTTAATGAAGTTGTCTTTATGTTTGACAACGACGAGCCTGGGCGCACTGCTGCAAAAGAGTGCGCCGAAGTGCTTGAGCCCGGCAAAGCACATATCGCTAGTTTCGAACTCAAAGATGCTAACGACATGCTTAAAGCTGGTCGTATTAAAGATCTGGTCACAGCAGCGTGGAATGCGCCGCAGTACCGACCTGATGGAATAATCGCTGCCAATAATACATGGGAAGTGGTGAGCAGCAAGGAAGCAGCGCCTTGCATCGAGTACCCTTTCGACAAGCTAAATAACATAACAAGAGGCTTGCGACAGGGCGAATTAGTAACGGTCACGGCAGGATCTGGGATTGGCAAGTCCGCCTTCGTCCGTGAATGCGCTCACCATCTTCTAACACACGGAGAAAAAGTTGGATATATTGCACTTGAAGAAAGCGTCAAACGATCTGCGTTGGGACTTATTGGCATTGAACTCAATAAGCTGCTCCACACGCAGGAACACAAGGTCGAAGACAAGGAACTTAAAGCTGCCTTTAATAAAGTTTTCAAAAACGAAAACTGCTATTTTTACGATAGTTTTGGCAGCTGCAGTATTGATAACATAATTAATAAGATCCGTTATCTTGCTAAAGGTCTCGATTGCAAATGGATCATACTTGACCACATTTCGATTGTAGTAAGTGGGCTAGACATAGCCGATGAGCGCAAAGCTATCGATGTTTGCATGACACGGCTCCGCACACTTGTTGAAGAAACAGGGGTGGGCCTGCTGTTAGTGAGTCACCTAAGGCGGCCTGAAGGCAATAAAGGCTTTGAGGATGGTCTACAGGTGTCTCTAAACAGCCTCAGAGGCAGTCATAGCATTGGTCAGTTATCAGACCTTGTTATTGCTTTAGAACGCGACCAACAATCAAACGAAAAAAACAGAACAATAGTACGCGTCGTTAAAAACAGATTTACAGGCGACACTGGCGTCGGCACAGAGCTTACTTACAGCCAAGACACAGGTCGTTTGCGAGAATATGTGTTTGATGACTCCGTACCATTTTAACGGAGAGCATCATGAGATTAGTTTTCGACATTGAGACAGACAATTTTGTCGACTCAATGACAAAAATCCATTGCATTGCCGTACAAGATTTAGACTCGGATTTTACTAAAAGCTACAAGCCAGACGAAATAGATGAAGCTATTAGCACGTTAGCAAATGCTGATGTGCTTATCGGCCACAACATCATCGGCTTTGACTTAAAAGCTATTAAGAAAATTTATCCTGATTTTGTCGAAAAAAATGTAATCGACACACTAGTTATTTCACGCCTTGTATATCCCGGCTTGAAAGACAAAGACTTTATAGATAGGCATCACGGCATGCCTCTGAAGCTATATGGCAGCCACAGCTTGAAAGCATGGGGCCATAGGCTATCAGAATATAAAGATGATTATGAAGGCGGCTTTGAAGAGTACAACGACGACATGCTCAAATATATGGAGCAGGACGTAGTCGTTACTCGCAAGTTGTACGATAACTTAATTGAAAAACAGCCTGCGAAACATGCGCTGCGAGTCGAACATGACATTGCTTATGTTTGTGCAGACATCGAAGAAACAGGTTTTGCATTTGACAAAGAAGCAGCCGCAGAGCTTTACGGTGAACTAAGCCAAAAGCGCGACGTGATTAGCAATAAAATGGCTGAGACGTTTGAGCCGAAAGTTATTCAACTAAAAACTAAAACAAAAGTAATACCTTTTAATCCGTCATCACGGCAGCAAATCGCTGATGCACTCATTAATAAATACAACTGGAAGCCGAAGCATTTAACTCCAAAAGGCAGTCCGAAAATTGATGAGAACATTCTTAACGACCTTGATTATCCAGAAGCACAAATGCTTTCCGAATATTTCATGTTGGAAAAGCGTTTGGCAATGTTGGCAGATGGCGATCAGGGTTATTTAAAGCTGGTCGACAAAAACAGTTTACTTCGAGGAAGGTATATACCAAATGGAGCAGTCTCTGGACGAGCAACTCATTTCGGACCAAACATGGCACAGGTGCCAAGCATGCGGCTGCCATTCGGTAAGGAAATTCGCAGCTGCTTTACCGTGCCCGCTGGTTGGCGACTCGTCGGTGTTGACCTGTCCGGTCTCGAACTCCGATGCCTCGCACATTATGCAAGCCATTGGGACAATGGAGCATATACAAAAGCCGTGTTAGACGGTGACATTCATACTAGCAACCAAGAAGCAGCAGGCTTGCCAACACGTGATAGTGCGAAGACATTTATTTATTCGCTAATTTACGGTGCAGGCGATGCAAAGCTAGGCGAGGTTATTGGCAAAGGCCGAGATGCCGGTAGAGCAATACGAGAAAAGTTCTTTGCTAGCATGCCGGCGATTAAACAACTTCGTAACGCAGTAACAGAAAAATACGAAACACAAAACCACTTGCTTGGGTTGGACGAGCGCAAGCTCTTTCCACGCAGTTCGCATAGTGCACTCAACATTTTATTGCAAAGCGCAGGAGCCGTTATATCGAAACAATGGCTCATAAACGCGCGTAAAGACCTGAAAACAAAGGGCTTTTCGCATGGTTGGGGCGCAGATTATGTGTTCAGTGCTTGGGTTCATGATGAAGTTCAAGTGGCAGTACGCGAAGGAATTGAAGAAGATGTCGGTAATATCATTAGAAGAAGCGCGCAAAAAGCGGGCGAAGACTTTGAATTCCGGTGCAGAATTGACGCCGACTTTAGTGTCGGATGCAGCTGGGCAGCAACCCACTGACAATGATCGTCAAGCGATGGAAATACTTGGCAAAGCACATTTTGAAGGATTTACAACAAAAAGCGACGTAGCACGAGAGCATGCAGATGTAGTTGCAATGCTAGCTTGCTGCGGTCTGATAACGACAGGTGTAGCTAACGATTGGACAAACTTTTGGAAGATTACACCCCCCGGGCTGCAGTTCTTGTGTGACATCCTACAGGAAATAGACGATGAAAAAGAAGAGTAAAACACTGCTTGTCGATGGTGACATGGTGGTTTTTCAAGCAGCTGCTGCATCTGAAGTTGAGGTGCGATGGACAGATGATGTTCACACGCTTCATTCAAAATTTGATGATGCAGTAGACCTGTTTGACAATTGGCGAAACAAAATGAATGACGTTTTTGAGTCAGACAATTTTATATTTGCCTTTTCAGATAAAAAGAATTTTAGAAAAGAAGTCGATGAAACATATAAGAGCAACCGTAAAAAGAGTCGAAAGCCTCTGTGTTACTCAGCTCTTAAAGATTATGTTTGCGCTAAATACCGAGCGCACATCTGGCCTACTCTTGAGGCTGACGATATATTGGGCATACTTGCAACGTCGGGTGAACATAAAGATTGCGTCATCATATCAGACGACAAAGATCTTCTTAGTATTCCTGCGATGGTATATCGGCTTGATACTCTTCATAACATCGATCGTCCTACTGCCGATTATAATTTCTTTGTTCAGTGCCTTGTCGGTGATGCAACAGATGGTTACAAAGGCTGCCCAGGCATCGGTGCAAAACGCGCCGAAGCTATATTTGAAGGCGGTGCAGACTGGTCAAAAATTGTGGCTGCATACGATAAAGCTGGGCTTAATGAGTCAGCCGCACTTATACAGGCTAGGCTCGCACGCATACTCCGTAGCGAGGACTATGACACTAAAAATAAAAAGGTGAAGCTATGGAAGCCGAAGAAGACAAAATCAAACCAATAGTAGGCGAAAGACACGAAGATTTTCTACGTCGTCTAGCACGGGCTGCTAATCCAGATAACAGAAAACAAAAAAACACCGATCCGGTAAGCAGACCAGCACATTATAATATTGGCGGCATTGAGCCAGCCGAGTTTATGGAAAGTATTGGTATTGCCGAAGATTATTATGCAGGCAATATCATCAAATATGCGTCACGTTACAAACACAAGAACGGTCTTGAAGACATCAAAAAAGCAAAGCAATACTGCAAAATGCTGATTGAGTTATTGGACAGTTCAGACGCAAATTAAGACACTTATTGGGACTAATGATCTCCATATCATTAGTTTTGTCCGGGCTGCCTCAGGCTTATGTCTGAGGCAGTTCGTACACTATTGGCAGAGCGATGTGCATGTGGAGACTGGCACGCGTTTTGTCGGGGTGTAAATCCCCATACACATAGGCCCCCTGTAGCAATAGTTACAGGGGGCATTTTTTTAAGAGAGCGAATAATGACAAGAATGATAAAAAAGGTTACGCCAACACATACGTTTGATTGGTGGCTGAAGTGGGTCTCTACCGCTTTTATTATGGTCGGTTTGTCGATACGTGCAGCTGACTACCACACCGTTTTAGACATGGCACTTACACTTAATGGCACCATCGGATGGCTCATTGTAGCCGTCATTTGGCATGACCGTGCAATAATGATTATGAACGCAGCAGCGGCTGCATTGCTCGTTATGGGCATACTAACTCGTTTATAAGCCGCACTTTAGACCCTAGGGTCCTACGGAAAACAACAACAATGACACTAAATAATAATCCCGAGACTCTGTATCAAGAGTTTATCCATAAATCTAGGTATGCAAAGTACCTAGAAGATCACCAAAGACGAGAGCACTGGACCGAGACTGTCGATAGATACATTAAGTACATCAAGTCCCATGTGCCGAAATCAGTACACGAGCATGTCGATGAGGCACGCCAGTACATTGTCGCTAAAGAAGTAATGCCATCCATGCGTGCCTTAATGACCGCAGGTGAAGCATTAGATCGAGACAACACCTGCGGCTACAATTGCAGCTATTTACCAATCGACGACGTCAAAGCCTTCGATGAGACTATGTTTATTCTCATGTGCGGCACAGGCGTCGGCTTCAGTGTTGAGCGCCAATATGTAAGCAAGCTACCTGAGATCCCCGAGACACTCTATGACAATGACATCACTATTGTTGTTAGAGACAGCAAAGAGGGCTGGTCTAAAGCCTTCCGGCAGCTCATAGCATTGCTCTATAGCGGTGAGGTGCCTAAATGGGACACAAGCCGCGTAAGACCTGCAGGTGCACGTCTCAAAAAGTTTGGCGGCAGAGCCTCAGGACCTGAGCCGCTAGTCGAACTATTTGAATTTACAGTAAACCTATTTAAACAAGCCGCAGGACGCAAGCTAACCTCCGTCGAGTGCCATGACCTCATGTGCAAGATCGGCGAGGTTGTAGTGGTCGGTGGTGTCCGCCGGTCAGCAATGATTAGCCTGTCTAATCTGACCGATGATCGCATGCGCCATGCTAAGTCAGGCGAATGGTGGCACCAGAACGGCCAGCGTGCCTTAGCGAACAACAGCGTTTGCTATACCGAGAAACCTGATGTAGGTGCCTTTATGCGCGAGTGGGTATCACTATATGACTCACACTCAGGCGAACGAGGTATCTTCAACCGTGTTGCGTCTCAAAAGCAAGCTGAGCAGTTTGGCGGCAGAGACTCGAATTATGACTTCGGAACTAATCCGTGCAGCGAGATCATCTTGCGTCCGTATCAGTTCTGTAACCTCACTGAGGTCGTAATTCGGCCCGACGACACTAAAGATACTCTCAGAGATAAAGTCAGAGTCGCCAGTGTCCTCGGGTCTATTCAATCTACTTTTACGAACTTTCCGTACCTTCGGAAGATTTGGCAAAAGAACACAGAGGATGAGCGTCTGCTAGGTGTTTCACTCACAGGCATATTAGACAGCCCATTGACTGCTGGTCAGTCAGAGGAGGCGTCTAGAGAGCTCCCTGAGCTGCTTGAGTCACTTAGGGACATTGCCCGCAAGACAAATAAGAAGATGGCCAAGGCACTCAAGATAAATGAGTCCGCTGCGATCACTTGCGTTAAACCGAGTGGCACAGTGTCTCAACTGGTCGACAGTGCGAGCGGCATCCATGCTCGTCATAGTAAGTATTACCTGCGGACTGTCCGGGGCGATAATAAAGATCCGCTTACACAGTTCTTAAAAGATGCGGGGGTGCCTGCGGAACCATGCGTCATGAAAGGTGATACAACAACGGTATTCACATTTCCTGTAAAAGCACCTGAAGTGTGTATCACTAGACACGATATGACAGCTATGGAGCACTTAGAGCTCTGGAAAACATATCAGGTGTATTGGTGTGAGCATAAGCCATCTATCACTGTGTCTGTTACCGAGGATGAGTGGCCTGAGGTCGGTGCCTGGGTATGGAATAACTTTGACATCGTAAGTGGCATCAGTTTCTTGCCGTACGATGGCGGTACATATAGACAAGCACCGTATCAGGAAACAGATCCTGACACGTACAATGAATACAAAACAATTATGCCTACGACGATTAATTGGGAAGCTCTAATAGAGCATACTGATGAGACTGTCGGAAGCCAAGAGCTCGCCTGTGCAGCAGGGAGCTGTGAGATACAGTAATTGCATCAGGGGGGCAGCCTAGGGTCAAATGAAAATGATTTTGATTCCTAGGACGCTCCCCTGTCATTCCTAGGCATGCTCTAAAAACAAAATGAAAACGGTTTTCGCACGGCTCATTTTTCTATTAAAAAATTTTTCGTTTATATGAAAAAAAAGGCCGAGCTTTCGCTCAGCCTTTCTCGTTCTTGTGTTGACGATATTCTCGCTCTTGTGCTCTGTCCCATACGTCACAAAATCTTACGAGATATGCTCGTTGATCTTCAGTAATGTCTCCGAACATTTGCTGTTCGAGAGCACACGCATGTTCGAGACCATGCTTGTCGTAAAAGTTGTTGAGTATGTCCGTTAGGTAATTAAGCATTACGCTTAACCTCAACGTAGTTACAATTTTCGTCCTGCTTATATTTCGGAGCAGGTTTGCTGACATATTCCAAAACCTTTTGAAAGTCGTCTGTATTAAACTCCGGCGTTTCGATACCAAGACCGTTGCCATAATTCTCAAAGACGATAACGCCAAATCTTTCCATCGGTTTTAATTCCCTTTTGTCAGGGTCAGGATGATCGATGAAAATTTGCCATCCATTAAATGAGTACGAAGGGCAAGCGTCGTTAGCAAATCCTTCGTATACCCACGTTTTTGGAATTATATCGACAACGTCAGATAAACATTCTTCGAAAAAAGTCATGACTTCACGTCGTCCCAACACCAATCGGCATTTTTAAATGAATACATACCGTAAGGATTTGGATCAATAAGTGCTTCGATTACATCAGACATAAATTCGTGAAGATTTTCAACTTCACTGTCTTTCCAATCGTGTGAAGTCATATCTTTCATATATTCGAAGTCGTTAGTTTTAAGATCTTTAACAAACCTACGAAACTCTTCTTTGCCGAACATAGGCATCGCCCAGCCGTTCCAACGATGTTTAGGATTATGCCAACCTTGGTAAGGTCGAACTGAACCAAAATCGTCGCCGCAAACAAACTGAGCTCTGACGTATCCATCAAATTTGAGCTTTTGTTTAACGAACTTATTCATGTTACGCCTCCTCTTCTTCGTACAGTGACACACTCTCTCTGTCTTCCGTAGAGACGCCCACTTTGTCTGCAAGTTTGTTTAGTGTCTCTTTGCCACTAGACGACATACGGTCATATTCCCAGTAAAGGTCGGTGACCCACTCTTGCAATTGTGGTAGACGTAATGTTAGTTCACGCTCGCCAGCCATAACGCATCTCCTCATCAGTGACATCCGAAACACAAGCACGCATAAATTTGTCGAGCTTAAATTGCGGATTGTCGTCTTTGAAATAAGATGCAAGATGACTTGCAAGATCGAGTTTAAATTCGCGAGGCATATTAGCTTCTCGAATATGTTTCGATATATTGATAAAATGTTTTCGTGATAGACCCATATCAACCTCCATCGTTAGTTAAGTCCACTAAGGGCAAAAATTTGCGCTCGAAATAAACGAAAAAAAGAGGCGAGCCCGTCGGCCCGCCTCGTATGCGTGGTCTTGGGAGGGATTCACTCACGCATATTGTTTCGTACAATAAATGCTAGAAACACAATTGAAAAAACGGTTAGTGCTATAGCGGCTACGACTAGCCACTTAATTAGTCTCACGTTGCATCAACAAGTATGAAGTCGGTAATTTCTTCGTCTTCGATATCTTGCAAGAGACAGCCATCGTCTAGCTCATCATCGCTGCAGCTAGCTTCAACCGTTACGTAATTATCAAACTGTTGAACATGCTCGCTAAGAATAATGTCATCTTCGAAGTCGGTGCCAGGAGGCACTCTAACTCTCGCAGTGAAATTAACCGTAGCTTGACAATAAAGTTCACGAGTATGCCATGTCGTCTTATCAATGACATATTGAATAAGTTCGGCCCACGCCGAGTTAGCACTGTCGTTTACGCTTGCTGCATGAATAGCATCAAGCATTCTTTCGCCTACATCGGTAGGCCACTTAATTTCACTCATCGTCAACCTCATTTCGTACAAGATTAATTACATGGCCGAAATTATCGTCGAACACTTTGAGTAAATGATTATAGTCTGACGACATCATATCTTTACTGATTTCCTCGATCTCATCTCGCGATAAGCCGAGTTGTCTGCCGTATGATCGCGCATGCCCGATAAGAGCAAACGCATTGCCGTCAACACCGTTTAAGTTTAGTTCAATAGACATCGTTACCTCCATAGTAGTTAGTCCACTAAGGGCAAAAATTTGCGCTTGTAAGCAGCGCACGTTTAAAATGAAAAAAAGGCCGAACTTACGTCCGGCCTTCTAATTCGAGTGCAATGATTAACAAGCATATTCGCTCGTACATCGTTAACTCTGTGTCGCCATCATCGACAACCTTACTATCACGTTGCTGCGAGGGCAGATTTTCGATTTGGTGTTTGAGATCATACGCAATAATAAGATTATTGTTCATGATATTTTCGCCACTCTTGGAATTTTTACTATCGTTTTCTCTTTGATACGCTCTTGCGCTTTAGCTTTCGCGTACTGAAAATCTACGCTGGCGTCACTCATAGCTTTGCTACGAGCATCGTCTTCGTCTTTAGCAAAAACTTTGACATCGATGCGCTGTACTTCTTCGAAGCGCACAATAAAATTCGGCTTCTTAGACATATTGCACATCCGCCTTGATATTATATTTTTTATAAATATCTTCGTGCACTAGTTCCGTTGTGTTTGGTTCGAGTGCAAACGGTATCTGTCGTATGCCATTAGGCTTTATCTGTTCAACGACCCACGCAGCATTGTGGCTGGTCGGTTCGATTTGGTGATGATCACATAAAAATAAAAACAGTTTTTCCTTGTCGTCTGTACGCAAGGTCACCTCTAAATGACCCATTTGATGACGTACAACACGAACAAAGAATTGTTCTGCCATATGTACAAATCTCTCGATTTGATATTTTAGCTCTTTTTCGGTCTCGTGTAATTCTACATCGAGATCTTCTCGCGGATCGATAACATCAATCTTTGTATGGTAAGATAAATAAGACATAAATAACCTCCGTCGTTGTTTGTCCATAGAGGCCAACAATTTGCGTCCAAGCTTTAACGAAAAAAAAGGCCGAGCTTTCGCTCAGCCTTTAATTATTGAGTACGAGTGACCTTATCTCGTTCACAGATCATGTCGAAAATATCGTCTTCGTCTTCGCTATCACAGCGATAACAAATCCAACAAGGTTTTCGCAAACCAATGTGCTCGAAAAATGACCCTGATCTTTCGTGTTCTAATGCGCCACATGCGTCACAAGTTTCCATCATACGTCTCCGTTATGATAGAGCTTATGTGCACGCTTAAGTGCGCCGTGAACATTAGGCGAGTCTAAATTGACGACGGTAAAACCTGCTTTAGGCTTTAGTTCGTCAGACAACTTGCCGTCAAACACGATCAATTTTTCGTACTCTTCCATAGTACGTCTACAATTGGCGTACTCATATTCGTCTGTTTGACCAATAATCAATGCTTTACCCGCAAACGTTTCGCCTGGCACCTTTCGGCCGTTAGGATAAACAAACGAGAAATATCTCGTGTCGTCTTTCATAAGGCCATTATCATCGACCCACAAAATGTCTGCTATTTCGATATTATCGATTGGTCTACGAGCTACGAACATACAGTCCATTAACTCGTACATTTGATTAAGCATTGAGTCGTTTAAGTCGAGTGCAACTGGCTTGATCGTTCTTTTAAACGGATCAACCAGCACGGCTGAAATATATTTATAAGCCATGCTATCACCTATATCGAAAACGCAATGAACATCATCGCGTACGCCCATAAAATGACTATCGCTGCACCAGCAACGTACTTTGATATTTCGAAAAATTCGGACAACATATAAACCTCCATCGTTAATTAAGTCCATTAAGTGCAAAAATTTGCGCTCTAAATGAGCGTGCGTTTAAAATAAAAATGAATTAGAAGCAGACGAAAAAAGCTCGACGAAACAAAAAAAAAAGACCGAGCTATCGCTCGGCCTTCTAATATTCATGATCGTGATTCACCTCAATGCAATATTGCTAAGGCAAATACGAGGCCTACAAATGTACCGTAAATGATTGCCGATCCATAAAATAAAAATTCTTTAAACATTTCGCTCTCCATAAATGAATTGTCCATAAATGGTTGAAATTTGCGTTTGAAATAAAACGAAATAAAAATGAATTTAGCGTACGCAAAAAAACTTCGGCGAAACAAAAAAAAAGACCACACGCCTTTCGACGTGTGGCCTAATTTTATGCGATGGATTTCAAAATCGCATTTGTGTGCTTTTTCGCAATTTCGCGAGCTTCGACTTCCCATGGCAAGTTGACATAATCATCGTGTCCTTTTGGCGCACCAAATGTTTCGCCTTCGAATTTGTACGTTTTGCCTTTTTGGCTAAGTCGTTTTGACTCATATTGCGACGCATGTGCGAGTTCGTGCACAATTGTGTTAACTTTCGACTTTAAGTCAAAATTTTTGCAGTCAATTTCGACTGTTTTATTCGCATTATTAAAATTGCCATAACACTTTAAGCCCTTTTTTTGGCGAATATTGCGAAAGTGCAATTTAATATTTGACTTTACGCCAAGGCGCTCTTTTGCCAAGTCGAACGCTTTAATTAATTGTTCGCTTTGACTTTTAAAATTTTCGCGAATGTCTTTGACATCGCAAAATACTGAGCCTGTGACGGTCGTATAGTCGTTCAATATAATAGTTTTCGGCATAATAAATCTCCATAATTTTTGTCCGAATTAAAGCAAAATAATTATTGCTTCATTAAGGGCCAAATTTTGCGTGCGAAATAATAATAAATCGCAAATAAAATTGACTCCATTAAGTGCAAAAATTTGCGTGCGAAAAAAACGAAAAAAAAAGGCCGAGCTTTCGCTCAGCCTTTGTGCCAATTATTCGGCACTTTCAATCATCATTTTAATTTGATTTCTTATATTATCGCCAATATTTTGGCAGTCATTTGTGTAGTCCAAATCGTATTCGTTTGCCATTTCGCTCACAAATCGACCAATGTCCATTTGCAACTCTTTAAATAATTCGTTTGCAAATTCGTTTATTACAACATTTTGATCTTTCAAAAATCTCGACATTTTAAAAACTCCAAATTTAAATTTTGTCCAAATAAATTGGAACGAATGGCGACAGTCTGCATCACTGGTCGGCACGCCATACCATTCGTTCCATTAAGTGCGAAAATTTGCGTTTGAAAATTTTAATTCGTATTTTTGTATAAATGCAAAATGCCAATAAACGAAATCCAATTCGTTCAATATTCGATTTAATATTTATTAATATTCGTTTTGCAATTAGATATTTTATCTAATCATTGAACGAATTACATTTTATTCAATTTAAATTTAAAAACGTTCGTTTAATTAGGCTCCATTTGAGCATAAACGAAATATAAAATCGAAATGAATGACATTTCGAAAATGTCGGTTATTGTTGTTGTTTGTAGTTTCTTACAAACTTCGTCCCCCATAAGAAAAACACCGAGGAACTACCATGGCCCTTGAAAGCGGTACATTTATTGACGCGTTAAACGTGTCTAACCCAACTAATACGGACTCGGTGTCTGAAGCCGACAACCACATCCGTTTAATTAAATCTACTATAAAGGCGACTTTTCCAAACCTGACTGCAGCCGTAACCCTTACGGCAGCTGAAATAAACGCCCTCCAAGGCCTCCAGACGCTCGTAGGACAGCTTACTGCTCCTGCTGGGACCCGTATGCTGTTCCAGCAAAGTGCTGCACCGACGGGCTGGACTATAGATACTTCGCATAACGACAAAGCATTGCGAGTAGTGTCAGGTTCCACAAGTACAGGTGGCAGCGTAGCTTTTTCTAGTGCGTTTACGAGCCATACGCCTGCAGGTTCGGTGTCGACAACACTTAGTGGCAACACCGGTTACCTCACACTTACTGCTGCACATCTGCCAGCTCACCGTCACTTTATTGCTGCAAATATCACAGGTAACGCTTTAGGTACACTAACAGCATCAAACTCAGCGCGCCGTGGCGGTCACCAAGAGCTTGCCTCTAATAACTCCGAAGACTACCACTTGGGCGGTGCTGGCTCTAATGACGCAACCATAGGTCGTACGTCATCTGTGGGTAGCAACAGCGGCCACAGACACAGCATATCAGGGACTTTTGCCGGAACATTTAGCGGAACAGCTATAGACCTAAGCGTCAGCTATGTAGATGTGATAATCGCCCAAAAGGACGCATAAATGCAAATTGAAGTAGAGCCAAATTGTCCAATAGATTCGTTCAAGCCGTGTCGTAAAACAGCATGCGCCTGGTTTACGCAGATCAGAGGTACAAACCCAAATACTGGTGAAGAGGTTGATGAGTGGGGCTGCGCAGTAGCATGGCTCCCTTTAATGCTCATCGAAAACTCTAAACAGTCACGGCACACAAGTGCTGCAGTAGAGAGCTTTAGAAACGAAGTCATAAAAAACCAACAAGAGAGCTTACAAGAACTTGGAAAACAGTTCGACAGATCAATAATCGAAAGTAAGTAACATGATGAATTTGCCGGTGCGCAAAGCAGGGCAATACGGTGTCATCACTGACATTAATCCGTATGACTTGCCACCCAACGCATACTCAAATGCGAACAACGTGTTGTTTGACGAGGACAAAGTTTTAAGAGCTCCGGTGTACAAAAGATTATTTAATGTTGCCGGCCAAGCCGCAAGTGAAACAGGCCTAGTATCAGCATTTAGTTATACTAACGAGATTGATGGTGCTGTACCGGTATTAGGTTTTACGAATAACGATATTAAAACCTACAACAACGGAGTTGAAGCCGACGTTACACCTACAGGCAAAACAACAGCTACGCTAACTAAGCCTTATACCCACGCTCAGTTGTCTGGATTATCTCTTATTGGCCGTGAGTCAATGAAGCCTTATATCCGCGACTTAACAAGTAGTGCAGCATACGCTTTGCTTAGTGTAGGCGACTGGCCTGCTAACGACACAGCACGATCATGGAGAGCTTTTAAAGATTTCTTTATTGCTCTCAATGTCAACGAGTCAGGTACGCAAAAAGACACAATGGTCAAGTGGAGCGATGTTGTTCAGTTCCGTGCTAACCCAGCGTCAGGTGTCGTATGGACTGCAGGCGCTAGCAACTCCGCTGGCAGCAACATCTTGGCGCAGATGCGCACCGGTATTGTTGATGGTTCAACGCTTGCTAACAGCTTCGTTATATATAGTGAAACCGAGTCAGTACTTATGGACTTCACAGGTTCGGCAGATGTCTTCAGCTTTAAAAATCTGTTTGATGATGATGGTGTTATTAATGCGAACTGCATAGCGAGTACCGGTAAAGAGCACTATGTGTTCGGTAACAAAGACATCTATATGCATAACGGCATTACGAAGAAGTCAGTTGCGCAGGGTCGCGTGCGGCGGCGCATATATCAAGGCATGTCGGAAGAAAATAAAGAAAAATGCTTTGTGCATTTCGATAAACGACTAGACCTTATTTACTTTTGCTACGTATCTAACGAGTCAGACATTGGCTTCGTTGGTACTAACTACTGCAACAGAGCAGCGATTTATAATGTTCGATATAATACTTGGTCTTTTGTTGACCTCCCAAACGTTTTTGGCGGCGGCTTAGTTAACATTTCATTGGCTGACCAATCATACGCAGCATCAACACCAGGCTATAATACAACAGATAGTGCCTACGAGACGTTTGAAGACAGCTCCCCTCGCTCCTCTTTCTTTGCTAGCGCGCGTATGGATACAGTTGGCTTGACCTCTGGGCGCATTTACGCACCTGATTTACTGCTTGATGGGCTAATTCAGGCCAATGCCGAGCCTGAGACACTAAAACCAGCCTTTATTGAGCGATTAGGACTTGATCTTGATGAAACTCAGGCGCCGTTGCGCAGCTACAAGAACATTTTAGCGTTTATACCGCAGATAACTACGATTTCAGGTGAAGATCCGGTAACTGTAAGCCTAGGCGCTACAGACTTACCGTATGTAACTGACCCTAACTACCAAACCGTGGTGTCATTTGCACCATCGAGTGCTCACAAGATAGACTCGCGTGCTGCAGGCAGGCTTATTGCGTTCCGTGTAACGGAGTCTGCAGGTAAATACTTCAACTACTCCGGTGGTGATTTTGAAATATCGATCACGAGTACGAGGTAGTTATGGCTTACAACACAATACGCGAACCATACATACGTACCTTGCCGCCAGAAGACGAAGAATCACGGCTTGAGTACATCAACGAAGAATTAAGAAAATTAGAAACAACTCTCGACAGAATAAACTCTCTGTTGACGGAGATAGATAACCGGCTTGTCGGTGGAGGATTATAATGTTTGGCAGTTTTTTCGATAAAGGCAGCTCCCATCACCAGGACCCGTTAGCTCAGGAAGGTTTCGATCTATATAAAGACCAGCTAAATCAGCTATCGCCAGGTCTTATGAGTATGCTGCAGGGTGTCGTGCAAAACCCATACTACCAAGGCGACCTTTCAGCATCTGTCGACCCATACATGTCAGAAGCCTACGGCATGATAGGCGATTACACCAACAACATGTTCGGCAACTCACAAGCTATGATGGATAATATCCTTGGCCAAATGGGTCAGTTTGACAATTACGGTCAAATGCTAGCCGACTACAATACTCGTATATCTGATCCAAACGCAGCATTTGATTACGCTAACCAGTTTGCAAATAGTGGCATGGTCAATGATATGATCGATGCTGCATCTACTGATGTAACCCGCAACTTGTACGAAAACACTTTGCCTGGTCTTGATCGCGCTGCAGTCATGAGAGGTAACACTAATAGTAACCGAACAGGTATTGCTGAAGGCATAGCTACCCGTGGCGCCGCTGATCGTATAGCAGATATTGGCGCGGGAATTCGCAACAACATGTTTGGTCAAGGTATAAACCAATTTAATAAAGGCTCGGCAGCAGAGCTTGCTGGCTTACAACAAATGGGCAGTGCTTACAACAACATGGCAGGTCTATACAACAATGCCTTTACAATGGGCGGCAACGCTCTTGATGCAATGTACGGCATGGGCAACAGCATGATGGGTATAGACCAAGCTGCACTTGATCGCCTCTACGGTGATTACCAGTACGGTACGTCATTGCCATTTGATTTGTTCGGCAAATATATGAATCCGTACGCAAACATGTCTAGCTTCTCAGGCAAAGGTAATTTCCAAGAGCAGCCAAGTGATGCAGATAACGTCGCACAAGCACTCAAAATTGGTAGCACAGTAGCAGGATTTTTCTAGGAATATAAAATGGGACTTTTTGATTTTATGCGAGGGTCTGGTCGGCTTTCGCAAGGGCCAACTCGACCTCAGTTGTACCAAACTGAGACGTACACGCCGCAAACGAGCAATAATGTGAAGGCTGCATTGAATGATCCAAATGCCCCTCAGTATATAACCGCGAACCGTATGACACTTAACCGTCCAGGCACAACTGGTGGACCCGTTCAAGTCAACCCGCTGCCACCAATGCCTCAACAGCGTCAAACAAATGCACTTACCGATGCAGCAACTTACATGAAGCAGGTCGATGAGTTTTCAAAGTTTAGTAATGCACCACTTAGCGACAAACTTATGGCACTCAGCAGCGCATTTAGCAGCACAACCGCTGACGACAATTACATGAAGGATTACGAACAAGGTATACGCGACAGATTTACTGAGCGGCGCACTCAAGAAGTAGAAGCTCGGCGCAAAGACTTCGGCGACATACAATATGTAGGCGACGCAAATACAGGCAAGCTGATGCGTCAGAACAAAACTACAGGACAGCTTGAAGACGTAACAGACCAGTATCCTCCAAGCGTAATTGATGCGTTTAAAGCTCAATTTAAAGCTAAAGAATTTAAAGGACAAGTATTAGATCCGCGAACAGGCGGACTTATTAGTCCAGCAGACGCAGCACGCGATAAGAAATTTGTTGAAGGCCTTGTAAAAAATCCTACAACAAATATGGCACAGGATATTAGTGAGCTAGGGCTTGTTTTACAACAGCTTAAATCACCGGATGGTGGTGACTTAACTGGACTAAGTTTTACTAGTCCGATTGACTCCGTAGCTAGGTTGGTAGACTCGCAAGGCGACCTGGGCTTGCGTGCTATGGTCGACACTAAAAGTAAGGACATGCAGGACATTGTTAACCGAGTTACGCAGCAGTCTTTGCGAGTAACTCTTGGTGCACAATTTACCCAACGCGAAGGCTTTATGCTGATCCAAAGAGCGTACGATGTACGCTTGCCACCTGAAATGAACGCAAGACGTATTGCCGTTGCAAGAGAAGCATCGAAAATGCTTAGAGAAGAGCGGCTAGCACAAGAAAAATATTTCAATGAGAATAGAACACTTGCTGGCTACGTTTCACCAATCGCTTCTTCACTAGAACAAATGAACCAAAGGATACAGGCGGTTTATGCGCAGAATAGTAGCGACTTTGGCGATGAGTACAAACAGGCTCAAAACGATTTAAGAGAAATCGGTGGCACGGTTTCACTTCAAAGGCCCTCTGAAAACACGACGCCTAACAATCAAACAGCAACTGATCCTGTGCTTGAAGAGATTTTAAAACAATATCCAGAGAAAAACAAATAAGGCTAAAAAATGGCTACACTGCAGCAAATCGAGTCTGCATTACTTGCCGCGCATGAAGCTGGTAATGTCGAACATGCGACTGCGCTGGCAAACGCGTACCGCGAGATGCAAGGACAGCAAACCGCTATTGTACCCAACGCCGAACCTGATGGACCACTTGCTTACGGTGTAGACCTTGCACAAGAACGTGTCGGTAAAACATTTAAGGCTGTTGGTGAGCTTACTGGTTTTGAAGGTTTAGAACAAACTGGCCAAAATATTATCGACCAGCAACAAGGAGACATTGCTCGAGGCAACTATCAGCCTGAATACAATTTAACACTCGACCAAGCGTTCAGGCAAGGCAAGCTCGGCGGTTTTACATTAGAAAAGCTGCAGGAAAACGCAGCCAGCACAGGCGGTAGCCTTGTTGGTGCTTTGGGCAGTGCTGTTGCTGTTGCCTTTGGCATGCCTATTACAGCTGCCGTAACCACGCTCGGCACGCTTGGTTTTTCTATATCTCAAAATATTGGCGAAGCAGTATCAGAACAAGAAGCTAAACTTGACGGTGAATACTCGCCTGGCACATCAGTTGCTGTTGGTACAGTAGCAGGTCTGCTTGACCTCGTTGGTGCCAAAGGTGTTATCCCAACCGACGCCCTTGCAAAGATGACGATAAACGAGATTGTCGAAACACTCGGCAAGAAAGGCTACTACGAAGCTGCTACTGAATTTACGAAGAAAATATTAAAAAAGACTGCAATTGAGGGCACTACAGAAGCTGGACAAGCTGGCTTGGTTACAGCTGGTGCTGCCTATGAAGGGGCTGATTACACTACTGAAGAAGTTATACGCAACCTCGGAACTGAAGCCTACTTTGGCGCCATCATGGGTGGTGGCGTTGCTACTACACTCGAAGGCGCAAAAGGCGTTAAAGCTGTTGCAGATCCTGTCATCGAGCCAGTTGTTGCAAAGCTCACACCCGACACCATGCGAAACATTCACGGTGGTGACACAGAGGCAATGGCTGACGTTACACGCGACATAGTTCAAATGGACAGTGTAAATCCTGAGCGCAGCACCGGTAATTTACAAGATAACGAAGCAACAATAGACGACCTTCACACTGACTACATGGCTGAGTTTAACGAGCGCATTGCACAGGCTCGTAAAGCAGGCAAAATTAATGACGGCAACAGAGCAGCTGTTAATGCGGCGGCTAAGCGCGCAAAAAACAAAGTTAAAAACGAAAGCAACACAGCTGACATTGAGCTGCTCAACGACATTGATCCTCAGTTAGGTGCCCTTGCCCGTAAATTTAATATTATTACGAGATTTAGTAAGCTAGGCGTGCAAGGTGGTGTGTCGCAATACACAGACTTTTTTAATCCTCTTACAGTTTTGCGCAGTGTAGGCAAGCTAGCCCGACGACAAGCGGCAATACAAGCTGGTGTCTCTACCGGTATTGCTATGTACGCGCCAGCAGGCTCTGCATCACTTTATGTTGGCGGCAGAGCGATTGATGCTGTTACAGGCAGCCGCAACCGCGTTAAGAAAGCCATCAAAAAATATGGCGACGCTCCAGGTATTGCACGTCCTGATGGCGTGTCAGCAACTGAAGCTACAGCAGGCTCGACTACAACACAGCAAACTGCGTATGGTGGCAAACCTGTTACTGAAGCATTAGACGAGACTAAGCAAAACATCGCCCCAGATCCGATTTCACCGCAGGGTGTCATGGAAGGCAACACAGGTCTTGATCGTGCAACTGTAGCAAAGCTGCTTCGCGTATTAGCCAAAGCTAAGCCTGCACTAAACAAATCGATACAAGAGTATCATCGTTCGGTTGCTATGCGCGGTGGCAAAGTTTCTGGCCTGTATCCACTTATCGCTGAAGTTAAGAAAGCTGCAGCTGCACAAGGTATTGAGTTTGATACAACGTCCCCAACTGGCCCAGCTGCTGGCCAAAACCAGCAAGGCGACATCAGAAACCCTATTGCTTACCAAGCTACTGTCGACGCAGCGTTAGCTACTCTTAAAAACGCCGTGGACAACGCTCCGACACCTGAAATTGCGGCAGTTGCCTTGAAAGTGGCGGCAGCTAAATCACGGTCGTTAAAGAAAGCGATTGTAGCTGAAGCAATTAATGCTTTCCCCGAGAACAGCACATACATCAAAGCCGTTATCGATCCGTTAACAGAGTTTGGCCCGCAAGAAACAGCACAAGAGTCAAGGTTTGACGGATCTGCATTTCTCGATGAAAGCCGCACTATTGATCCACGCGAAACTAAGTTTAACGATACTGATCGCTTAGGTTTAATTGCTAGAGCTTTAGGCAAAGGTTTTAAGGTCGTACTCAACGCAAGTGACGACGCTTATTATCGCCGCCAAGAGCTTATTACGCTTTCACGTGATGCTGACCGCACAGCGGTTTTACACGAAATATTTCACGCAGTAGAAGACAGACTCTCAGAAAAAGAGATGTCTATTATTCAAAACCATCCGACATACCGCGACATATTGCTCGAGGTGGTCGACATGTACCCTGAGCTTTCGATTGCAGCCCAGCGCCTAGAGGCGATGGCTGAGACATCAGCTCGTTTACAAAACAGCCGCAAAGATGGCGACGGCGTGGTTAATTACGCCTTGTCGCGGATCAAAGGCTTAATTGAAGCATTTAAAAATCTGATCGACGGTAAAGGCTTTAACACAGTAGATAGTGTACTTGACGAAATTTACACTGGTAAAGCGTACCAGCGTAGCATCAACGAGGCATACCACGATCTGCTTGTGCCGACTGTGCAGTATGCAAAGAGCGACAAGCCTGGCGGTCCGATGGTAGCAAAACGCTTGAAGCTACTTGATAAGGTCGAGGAGCAAGCTAAACAGCTGCCCACGCTAGAGCCAAAAGTTAACAAAGCCTTTGATGCTAAGATCGCAACAATTGCCAATAACCTCGGCATACCTGGCATCGACGCTACAACGTTAAATATGATCTTGCGTCGCATTACACCAGGCGTCGACATAGGCATGATAGCTACAGATTATTTACGTGCTATCAACGTACTCGACTCTGAAGGCAGAATTATTGGCGAAGACGTTAATAAAGATAATTACGAAGACTTTATTAATCCTTATCGCGACAACTTTATCATACTGCTAAAGGCGCTGCAGGAAGCCGATATAATTGGTGACTTTGGTCTTGCCTTTAGAACTAGCGCAGGGGGGCGCCTGTATCCAGTGCACACGCTGGACTTCACGGATCCTGACATTGCAGCTAAAGCTGAGCTTAACAACGTTAATAAGTTCAAGAACCGTGCAAAATCTGAGCCCTATACTGACGCTCAAATCAACGACCATCCGCTCGGCAGCTATGAAAACACACGTGAGTTCATATTACGTGAACAGCAACAAGGTCTCGTCATCAACGATAAAATATTTGAGATGATGGACAAGATGCAGTCCACGCCACAAACTCACCGCGGTCTTGATTTGATATTTAAAAAAGACGGCACTACGGATAGCGCTTACACGCTCGCAAGTGCCGAAGCGATTAAGCAGCACAAAGATAACCAAAAAGAAACAGGCATGAGCCCTGTGTTTATGAGACGTCGTGCACAAGATCGTTTGCGCGTTGATACACTCAACGGAAGTGCGTCGTATCAAGGTAAAGCCGGTAAAGCTATTTGGGAGTTTCCTAACTGGACGCCTCTCGGCGCAACTGGTTTTGAACAGATGCTACACAGCATGCGCGATCACTTTGGCTTGTCTAATGAGCTGCCATTTGATCAGCGCGTAGGCTTTTTGTTCGGCACAGTTCGTGACTACATGAAACTTGCTGGTCGACCTGAGAGTGACAAGATACCGGAAAATGTCTTAGACATGCCGCTGATTGACTACATCGTAAACCAGTACGGTCAAGACGGTAGTTACATCTACTCGCACACTCGTGGTGGCACACCAAAGATATTCTTAGACAAACAAAGCGGCACTACACTTTACCAAATGAACCATGCCGTTTTTGATGTGGCAGATCATGGTTTTGAAATACAGCGAGCTGCTATTGAATTAGGTCGTATGCGCGCTTTCTTAGAAGGCAAAAATCCTAAATTTAAGAAAGTGCCTAGCTCTGAGTTGTTTCAGTTAGACGACGTACAAGCCGAGCTTGAAGGTTTTAGAAGTGCATATCCGACATGGTTTGATGGCACATCATCATCTTACCAGCTTCACGCAGTACTAACTGGCGACGCTGGCTTAGCCGCAGCTACGAACCTTACAGACTTTGATCCATCAGCGCCTGCAAGCGATTTATATCGCCCTGGTGCAAATGTAGTTCAAGGCATGTATCAGCTGCCGTTTAGCAAAGCTCGTAAAATTAGTAAGAAGTTTTTGGCAAACAGGCGAAGCTACGGTCAGGTTAAATTGACCGCACAAAAGTCTGGTGCCGACGAACTAGCAAAGCAAGTAGAAGATTTTGGCGATTATGACAGCGACCAAGCTGTAAAAGAAGTCGTCAAAAATATTCAAAACCAGCTTGAGCTAGAGTTCGATACTAATTTCCCTGGCGCAGCGCTTGCTGAAGGTATTTCACGAGCTATAGCCGGTGAAGTACAGAATATGCTTGGTGACGATGGCTTTGCTGTTCGTGTTCCTTTGCCTGATGGTGACGTTGCTGTCTACACAGGCAAGCTGCCCGACAGTGCAAAGCGAAGAGTTACTTGGACACTTGACGAAAATGGCAAAGACGGAACTGAACGTCGCGTAGGTGTAGGTGTATACCAGCCTAAACTAGCGATTACAGGTTTTGCTGCTTTCCTTAACCACTCACTCGATGCGTACGTGCAACGAGAGATGGCAAAACGCCTGCGTGACTCTGGTGTAGAGCATTTTATGCATACACACGACGCGTTCGCAGTGCCTGCAGCTAATGCAGAGCAAATGCGGCAGGTTTATCACGAAGTACTCACGGAAATAGCTAAGCAAGACATTTACGCTAAAATACTAGAAGCAAATGGTCTTGATCCTGACAGCATGGTCGTCAAATTCAACAAAACCACAGAACAAGGTCCTGTAAAAATCGAAATACCGATGCGCCAAGTATTGGAAACAATACACAAAGAAAAAATGAAAACTTTTGGCGACGGTGTTCCCGTGAATTTTTACGCTTTGAGTTAGAGGAAAAAATGACTGCAAGAAAAGGTCTTTACCACAACATTAATAAACGGAAAAAAGCTGGCACAAGCCGCTCTAAGAAAAAATCTACGATTAGTAATAAAGCTTACGCAAATATGAAAGCTGGTTTTCCAAAGAATAAAAAGAAAAAGTCTTAATGGCTAAAATAAGAAAAACGACCAAAGGCAAAGGTCGTAATTTTCTTACGGTAAAAGAAGGCGCTGGCATGACAGCAGCTGGTCGCCGTAAGTACAACAGGAAGACCGGAGGCAAATTAAAGCCTCCGGCTCCTAATCCTAAAGGTAAAAAAGATAAAGCACGTAAAAAGTCTTTTTGTGCGCGTTCACGTAGTTGGACAGGCGAAAGAGGCAAAGCAGCGCGTAGACGTTGGAAGTGCTGAGAGAGCAAAATGAAACCATACGAAATTTACGAGCAAGTTTTACTAAACTTCGATCGCATGTGGAACGATCCTCGTTTTACACAGCAAGCTAAAGTTGACATGGCCCAGGAGTGGGTCCGCGCTTTGCCTCCTATTTCTCTTGTTAATCCTGCGTCGACAACATATCGCGCAGTTAGCGAGGCAATTAAACAAACGGTTGAGGAGGCTGTTAAAAATGAAAAAACCCCGAGCCTCTATGAACTCAAAGAGCAAGAGGCTGAAAGCAACACCGCAGATCAAAGCAGCATGGACGGAAAAGAACATGCACATGCATCCGATAAAACGGATGAAAGCAGAGGGCGGCGAAAGGTGGCAAAAGCACCTGGAGCACCTGCGAAGCGTGGGCGCAAAAAATCATCGGCCTAAAGGTCTGCCTGATGGCTGGGGTCGACAACGTGAAGAATTAGCAACTGTTCGTAAAGATATTCGTAAGAAAGCAGAACAAAAGGTCATTGAAATGCAAGAAGAAGGCATAATTCCAAAAGACGACGATATAGCTTGTCGCGCGGTACAAGTGCTACTTGAGATCGCTGAAGGACCCGACGCTGCTGCTGCTAAAGCAGGTGCTGCAAAAGCGCTGCTTGAATTTACGAAGCAAAAACCAACTAACAAGGTTGAAGTTAAAGCAGTTGCCGAAGAATGGTTAGCAAGTTTAGATGACGACAAATCAGAAAGCGAAGATAGTTCGCAAGAAACTGCTGAGTGATTTTGAGTTTTATGCAAAGAACGCTTTGCTTATAAGAACAAAAGACGGCGATACAACGCCGCTTAGCTTGAATACGGCACAAAAACAATTGTTAACTGCCGTACAAAAACAATACAAAGAAGAAGGCAAAATACGCGTCATTATTCTTAAAGCTAGACAAATGGGCTTATCAACGTTTGTTGGTGGTTGGCTTTATTACTGGCTTTCACAGCGCAAAGCACAGCGTGGCTTAGTTGTTACTCACCACGCTGACAGCACTAGAGCGCTGTTTGATATGACACGGCGTTACCACGAAAACTGTCCTGAACCAGTGAAACCTCAGACAAAATATTCATCGCGCCGTGAACTTAATTTTAATGTTTTAGACTCATCATACGTTGTTGCGACTGCTGGTGGTGAGTCGGTAGCACGCGGTGAAACTATTACCGTCGCACACTTGTCAGAACTTGCGTTCTGGTCGCCATCAACAGCTGATGAAAACTTTAACGCAATAATGCAAGCGATACCTAACAAACCGAACACTGCGGTGTTCATTGAATCAACTGCTAACGGCGTATCAGGTAAATTTTACGATTTATGGAAAGGTGCTTGTGAAGGCACAAACGGTTTTCTACCGGTATTTTTACCGTGGTACATACAAGAGGAATATCAAGAGCCATGCCAGCAAAATGTGGAACTAAGTCCGGACGAAGAAAGACTAAAAAAAGAGCATCATCTTACGGTGGAGCAACTCGCGTTTCGAAGAAAAAAAGTAGCACAAAACGGGCTTGACCTTTTTAAGCAAGAATACCCTTCAAACGCTGATGAAGCGTTCCTGACATCAGGGCGCCCTATATTCAACCCAGAGCAGCTTGTGCGCATGCTAGAGACTGCGGAGAAACCTGTTGGTCGCTATGCATTAGAGAATGATGAGTGGCAACCTCACGCGCGTGGTGAGCTAACTCTTTATGAAGAAGTAGTGCCGGGCGAGACCTACACAATAGGTGCCGACGTTGCTATGGGTATACGAGGCGGCGACTTTTCAGTTGCGCAAGTATTAGACGGCAAGAAAAAATTAGTTGGCTGTTATCGAGCACATGTACATCCTGACTTTTTCGCAGATGTACTGTTGCGTTTAGGCGAATTTTTCAACGACGCTTATATAATATGTGAAAGCAACTCTCACGGCTTGCTCACATGTACTCGTCTTTATAAAGATTACGACTATGCAAACTTTCATACAGAAATTGTAGTCGACAAAATTAGTGACAAAGAAACTGTAAAGCTAGGCTTTGCAACAACGGCAAAATCAAAACCATTAGCAATAAACGAGCTGCGCGCCTCTTTGCGTATGGACGAAATGCTAATACACGACAAGGTAACATTGCGCGAGCTGCTTACTTATATTGAAACAGAAACAGGTGCGATGGAAGCTGAAGCAGGCTGTCACGACGACTGCGTAATGGCATTAGCATTAGCGAATTATGCCCACCAGCAAGGCTGGGAACCACTGAATACATACGATAACTATTACAGCGAGGCCATATAATGGCACACGAATTTAAAGCAATTACTCAAGACGAGCTACTTCAGCTTGTGCAAGAAGAGATCCGAGGTTCAATCGGATACTCTGATGGCGATATGAGTAACGAGCGTCAGGAGATACTTCGCTACTATCATGGCGAACTACCTGAACGACAAAGCAACGGGAACAGCAGCTACGTATCACAAGATGTGTATGATGGCGTTGAAGGTCTCAAGGCTTTGCTGCTCGAAACATTTAGCGCCGGGACCGACGTAATTCAGTTTGCGCCACAAAACGGCGATGACGTTGCAAAAGCTCGTGTTTGCACTGCTTACACAAACTACATCATCCATCGCCAGAACGACGGTTTTAGTATTTACCGTGACGTTTTGCACGACGCCCTCATCGCACGTAATGGCGTAGCAAAAGTATATTGGGACCAAGCTGAGGAAGTTATCGAGGAAGAGTTTGAAGATCTGTTGCCTGACGAGATTGATGCGCTTTTAGCAGATCCAAAAGCAGAACTTTCAAACTTAAACGATGTCGACGGCAGATTTAGTGGCACGCTACGAATTACTAAAAATAAATCACAAATCCGCATTGAGGTCGTACCGCCAGAAGAATTTGTAATAAGCCCAATGTCACAGCACATGAACGATGGCTTTGTTGCTCATAGACGTATCATGCGCAAAGCTGATTTGCTTGCGATGGGCTTTGATCCTGATCTTATTGACGAGATTGGCAGCGAGGAAGATCCGCTTGGTGAAAATTATGCTGAGCGTTATTACCGACACGAACAAACTGGTCCGTCAAAATTATCGCCTGATGAACTTAATAACCAAGAGCAGATGCAAGAGATCGTAGTATACGAGTCTTATGTTGAAGCTGATATGGAAGGTGATGGCCTTGCGCGTCTGTACAAATGTATAAGCGCCGGCAACACAGTTCTTGACTGCGAGCAAGTTGATAGACGACCGTTTATCTGCTTTGCAGCCATACCTACATCACACACATACTACGGCGAAAATTTTGCGTATAAACTTGTGCCTACACAAAATGCGCGAACAGCACTTATGCGGTCTATTCTTGACCACGCTGCCGTAACAACGAACCCACGCTACTTAGTTAACAAAGGTTCCTTAACTAATCCTCGCGAGCTGTTAGACAATCGCCTTGGCGGTATTGTTAATGTAACTCGCCCTGACGGTGTAGTGCCGTTATCACAAAATCCGCTAAACCCATTTATATTTCAAACAATACAGGCGCTCGAAGATGACGCTGAAAATACAAGTGGTATTAGCAAGCTATCGCAAGGTTTAAATAAAGATGCTGTTAGCAAGCAGAACTCTGCTGCAATGGTCGAAAACCTTGTTTCACTGTCACAACAACGAAGCAAAATTGTTGCGCGTAATTTCGCAAACAACTTCTTAAAACCACTGTTTATGGAAGTTTACAGACTTGCTGTTGAAAACGAAGATGAAGAAAAAATAGTCGACGTTGCCGGTGAGTATGTTGCGATAGCACCATCGGAGTGGGAACAACGCAAAGATGTTGAAGTGTCGTTTAAGCTAGGCTACGGCGAGCAAGAACGAGAAGCACAAAAATATCAAGCGCTACATACCGCACTTACACAAGATCCAGGCGTACAGCCATTTTATAGCCCGCAAGGTCGCTATGCAATGATCCGCCAGATTATGCTCAGCGCAGGCATCAAGGATGTCGACACATATTTGTTGCCACCTGAGAAAGTGCAGCCACCCCAGCCCTCCAAGCAAGAGCAAATGCAACAGCAATTGCTAATGAAACAAATCGAGCTTGAAGAGCGCAAGGTCGCACTGGCTGAGCAAGAAGCTGCTTTGAAAGCACGCATGGAAGAACGCAAGTTCGGTCTGCAAACTCAAGAAGCACAACTGCAAGCAGCAGCCAAATACAGCGAAGAAGAGCGTCGTGACTTCGATTCAGAAGTACGCGCAGACATCGCATACAAAGAGCTTGAGCTTGCAGAAAAATCAGAAGACGAAAACCGCACAACGGTAATTTCGCCAAACGCATAAGGAAGCAAAATGAAGGAGCAAGACATCATTGAGCGTGGAACTGCTGCGGAGTTTCTATTAAAAGACGAAACTTTTCAACGCACAGTCCAACGCTTAATCGATCAAAATATTAACATTTTTCTAAATAGCACGCCCACAGAAAACGACGTACGCGATATTGCGTACCATACGACGCGTGCACTTTCAGACATTGTTAATACATTAAAACAAGAAGCGCTGATGAAAGCGCAGATCATGGAGCAAAATGATAATGAGTGAGACTACTAAAAGCGTCCCTCAGACCGAAACTGAGCAGCAGCCAACAGTGACTGCTGCCGTTAATGCATTTCTTGATAAATGGGAAGACTCTCCTACCGAGACATCAGAACCAGTATCAGAAAGCGAAGCCGAAGTTGCAGATACAAGCGATGAGCAACTCGAAGCTACTCAAGATCAAGAGGCAATCGAAGAAGTTGCTGACCTTGGTGAAGAAGAATTAGTCTACGAAGATGAAATAGTCGACAGCGAAGAAGTCCAATATGAGACGGCTCCAGACGATTATGTAACACAAATCAAAGTAGGCGAAGAACTTCACGAAGTATCAGTTGCAGATTTAAAACGTCTGTATGGTCAAGAAAAATCGCTAACACAAAAATCACAACAAGTTTCAGAACAACGCAAATCTCTTGATACAGAGCTTGAACGAACACAAGCAGCTTACGGAGTGCTACTACAAAAAGCGCAAGAAAAACTTCAGCCGTACACTGAAGTAGACATGCTCGTTGCGTCCAAACAAATGAACGACGACGAGTTTGCTCAATTGCGCAAAGAAGCACAGTCTGCTTATGACGAGTACAACTTTCTTGCTCAAGAGGCAGGTAAATTCCACGAAAATCTCAAGCAAGCCCGCGAAAAGGAAATCGCAAAACAGGCTGCTGAGGCACACAACACGTTAAAAGCTGACATACCTGAATGGAACGAAGATTTGTACAATGCAGTACGCGACTGGGGTGCAACACAAGGTTTAGACCGTGATGCACTTAATAATCTAGTCGATCCTGCTGCAATCAAAGTTTTACTTAAAGCAATGAAGTACGATCGGAGTAAGAAGGTGGCAGTTAAAAAACGTGGTGCAGCACCTCGCAAGGTAATTAAACCTGGTGCGTCCGCTCCTGCACAAACAAAACAAGCGCGAGCCGGTCGGCAAGCTATGGAAAAGCTAACGAAAACTGGCAGCACGCAGGATGCAACAAACGCATTTTTACAACGTTGGTCTGATGGAGCTTAACTTTCTAATACAAGGACCTAAACATGGCTACGTATCAAACATATACGCAGGTTGGTCTGAAGGAAGACGTCAGCGATATTATTTCAAATATTTCGCCAACAACGACGCCTTTCCTAAGTTCAATCGGCACCGAGAGTGTTCATAACACTCTTTTTCAGTGGCAAGAAGATTCGCTTGCCTCGACTGCAGAAAATGCAGAAGTTGAAGGCTTTACGGCTAGCAGTGCAACACTGTCGCCAACCACAATGCGTTCAAACCACACACAAATTCAATCGAAAACCGTAAAAATCTCCGGCACTAACGATGCTGTAGATGCTTACGGACGCGCACAAGAAACCGCATATCAACTTTCGAAGAAAGCTGCTGAGTTTAAGCGAGACATTGAATTTAACTTGGTTGGTGACCGTACAACTGGTGGCAACAATGCTGCTGCTGGTAACGCCACAACTGCTCGGTTTACAGCAAATATTCACGGTAATGACGCCGGATCAGCTGCTGTTATTAACTCTGCCGTTATCGAAGATGTAGGTACTTCTGGTACTGCTGCAGCCCTAACGGAACAAGACATCCTGAACCTTGGCGACAAGCTATATGACGAAGGAGCAACAGCTTCAGTGCTTATGATTAAGCCAGCTGACTCTTTGGTCATTGCAGGATTTACACGTTCTGCTGTTGGCTCAGGTAACGCTCGTCAAGAGCACTTTGTTAACGGTGGTCGCACATTGATGAACGTGGTTGACGTTTATATTTCGCCTTACGGTGAATATCGCGTTGTTATGAACCGCTTTATCAAAACATCGACCGCACTTCTTTACGATCCGGAGAACTGGAAAATTTGTGAGCTTCGCCCAATGACGCGCGAACTGCTTGCTAAAACCGGTGATGCGGATACTCACATGATGGTAACCGAATACGGTCTGAAGCACGCTAATTACAAGTCTTCAGGCATGCTCCGTTACATCAGCTAGGTAAGTGTGCCCGCGGGGATTTTGCTCTCCTTTGCCTCGCGGGCACCTCTACCTAAAAGGATAGATATGACAAAAATTATTGATAGTGATTTTACAATCAAACAAGAAGGTGACGACCTTTTCCGCGTCACCAAACAAAACATACCAGCATCATTTTTAAAGCAACTGCACGACGAAAAACATGAGTCAAATGGCGTTACAGCTAGTGGCGAAATGGTCAAGCTCGCAAGCATACCAGTAGCAGTAGTCGAACACATGCAACGCGAAGGCATTGACGTTTATAAAGCTCCAATTAAGGACATTATTAAGTGGCTTAGAAATCATGACATGGATGGATTTTTAACGAGCACTAAGAGATTATAATGGCCACTTTTGCAGAACTCAAAGCAGACGTAATTAACTTGATTAACCGTACTGACTGCACCGACACGCTGTCAGGAACATTTGTAAATCAAGCTATACGAAATATCGCGCGTACTCTGCGTATACCATCGTTGGAGTCAAAGTACACGGCAACAGTCGGTACATCTGCGCAAACGGTGTTTAATACAACGACACAAGAATTATCAATACCAGGTGATTTTCTTGAAACTGTTTATCTGTATACAGACGATAGAATTTTACAAAGAGTTCCGCTGCGTCAATTTATAGAGCTGACAGGATCTGTGCCTTCTAGTGGCAAGCCTAGATACTACACACGTATTCAGAATAACTTTGTAGTAAAGCCCGCCCCTGATGCAGGAACTGTGATTAACCTAATTTATCACAGCGATCCGGCTGTCCTAACAAACAACACCGACACTAATATTTTGTCTATTGTATCTCCTGATCTCGTTGTCTATGGCGCACTATTATATGCGTGCGACTATTTTAACGATCAGCGCAAAGAAGAGTTTGGCAAGACATACTCTGGTATTTATCAAGCTGTCGAAGATCTAAATAATTCTACCGATATGGCAACTAGTGACTCAGCTATACAGCCGAGCTTTAACTACGAACCAGATCTTTTTAACTAAGGTAAAAAAATGTCGAAAAGTAGTGTGTTTCAGTCAGTATCTGTGACTGAAAGTGATCTGCCGAATTTGCTCACACAAGTTCAAACAAGTGAAAATAATGCGGCAAACTCGGCTGCTGCCGCTGCAACAAGTGCGGCGTCAGTAGGTACTTCCGCATCAGACGCTACAACTGAAGCGTCTAACGCAGCAAACTCTGCGACTGCTTCTGCTAACTCAGCCAGTACTTCAGCCGCTTCTGCATCGGCAGCGGCGGCTTCAGAAAACAATGCTAGCACACACGTTACAACTGCCAGCGGACACGCAACAGGGGCAGCTAATTCGGCTACATCGGCAACAAACAGTCAAGCTGCAGCAACTCAAAGCGCAACTGACGCTGCTTCGTCGGCAACCAACGCTGCTACTTCGGCAACTAATGCAGCAACTTCTGAAACAAATGCGGCGACATCTGCATCTGCTGCTTCGACATCTGCATCTGCTGCGTCGACATCAGTTACTAACGCGGCAGCCGAAGTTACTAAGGCGGCAGCCGAAGCTACAGCCGCAGCAGCTTCTGCGACGGCGGCAGCTGCTTCAGAGTCTGCTGCCTCAACATCGGAAACAAATGCACAAACACATTCAAACACTGCGTCGGGTCACGCAACTACAGCGTCAACGCAGGCAACAAATGCTGCCACCTCAGCAACAGCCGCCGCAACATCAGAAACAAACGCAGGAACACAAGCAACCAACGCAGCAACTTCAGCGACCGCTGCAGCAGGCTCAGCGACAAATGCCGCTACTGCGCAAACAGCAGCAGAGTCCGCCAGAGACTCAGCGCTAGCAGCTTTTGATAATTTTGACGACCGCTATTTAGGAGCAAAGACAAGCGATCCTAGCACCGATAACGACGGAAACACTCTTGTTGCAGGCACGCTCTATTTTAATAGCAGCACAAGCACAATGATGCTTTACACAGGCTCAGCCTGGGTTGCCGCTTATGTTTCCGGTGGTAGCTTTGCTGCGTTGTCCGGCGCAACCTTCACAGGTGACGTTACTGTTCCCAACCTTATTACCGCTGGTAACGTCGATGGTCGTGATGTTTCTGTCGATGGTACTAAGCTCGACGGGATTGCAGCCAATGCCACAGCCGTAAGTAGCCTAACTGATCTCAGCATTAGCGACGGTACTAACGGCCAGGCTCTCAAGACCGATGGTAGCGGCAACTTTAGCTTCGGTGACGTTACTTCAAGTGTTGCCTTTGCTGACATCACAGGTAAGCCCACAACACTTTCGGGCTACGGCATAACGGATGCGGTAGCACAACTAGCTGATACCTCATCTCCAAACTACCAAACACCATCAAGTCGGCGTGTTGATCCGAATGGTGATAATCCAACAAACGAACATTACGCAATTACAACATTTGGGAACGGCAGTAATGTAACTGGGCAGCTTGCCGCTCACTTCCAAACAGGCCAGCTATACAGTCGTGGCTACAACAGTTCGTTTTCAACGTGGCGCAAGATTTGGAATGACCAAAACGATGGCTCTGGCTCCGGTCTGGATGCTGATCTGCTTGACGGCTACCACGCTAGCACTACTCGTAACTCAGCAAACACAATTCCAATTCGCAATAGTAGCGGTTATCTCGATTTAGGTTGGATTAACACGACTAGTGGCGCAACTACAAATACCATCAACAAGATTTATTCTTCCAACGATGACTACCTTAGATATGTAACTCCGGCGACATTCCGCGCACAGGTAATCAGTAATCAAACTATAAACGAAATATATAATGACGGCTGGTATCGAACTAACGGAGCTAGAGGCTGGTACAACCAGACCTATGGCGGCGGTATTTACATGACCGACTCCACTTATGTGCGTACCTACGGAAGTAAGCAGCTATATGTTAATACGCACATTAAAGCCGCCTCAAACGTGTATGCATACTGGTCTGATGATCGCCTAAAAACAAAGATAGGCAACATCGACAATGCACTGGACAAAGTTCAGAGCCTTTCTGGCTTTACATACACCAGAAACGATGTCGCCAAGAGCCACGGATTCGATGGTGATGAAGTAGAGGTAGGCGTATCCGCTCAACAAGTAAAAGCCGTGCTACCTGAAGCAATACATCTAGCTCCCTTTGATGAGAAAGTCGAAGATGATGGGACTATCGTGTCGAAGTCCGGTGAGGACTATATGACAGTTGATTACCCAAGGCTTGTTCCGCTGCTCATCGAAGCTATCAAAGAATTAAAAGCTGAAGTCGATGAGTTGAAAGCGGGGTGTTGTCATGCCGCTACAGACTAGTGGAACAATATCGCTCAACGATATACACGTTGAAGCTGGTGGCTCATCCGGCAGTCAAGCAAGTCTTAATGACGCCGATATTCGTGCGCTCATTGGTAAATCATCAGGCGCACAAATGGGGTTTTCGGAGTGGTATGGGGCATCAGCCAATTGGACAGCCACTGTTACCATCGGCATTTTATCAGCAGGTAAACTCAATGTTTATGGCTACAACGCAGGGACCTATGGCTCTATCAGTGACACGACTATCAATAGTTTTGGTAATCGTACTATCAACTCTGTGTTTTGGAACGGGTCCTCCGCTGGCGTTACTATACCAGGAGCGCCTAATAGCGGATGGACGAGGTTTATAATACACAGCACTAGTTTTTATAGAACTCAGGCAACTCATTTTAACTCAAGTACCGGAATGTGGCTTTGGAGTACAACAACAAACCCGTTTGCGGCTATATCAGGGACTAGAACAGTTCAGATGATAATTTAAGGAAGTCATATGGCAGAAATAAGAGAAGCCGGACGCTCCGGCACAAGAACAAATTGGACATTCAGTTTTGTGCGTGAGATTGGCGAGACAGGTGTTCATGTCAGCTACATTCTGAATGAGAACTATGCGTGTG